TCATACATTTTATACCAAATACCATTGTAAACCAGTATGAGCAATCTCATACATTTTATACCAAATACCATTCTAAACCAGTATGAGCAATATCCAAGAGTTCCGACATCGAGATGAGCCCATTATGATAATCTCACAGATACTACTCCTAAAGCATTCTGTATTTATTTTTAAACTATTTACGATTTAGGGGTTGACAGATGTTACAAACAGGTGTATAATATATCTATAGGATATCATAAAAAGAAGTGATAAGGGTTTAGAAGGTATAATACTTCTACTGGTTTCAACTCCCTTTCCAATTATTCATATAGATATCTATACTGAACTGTTAGTTACAAAAGAATAAGAGAAGGAGAAGTAATGTCCATACCACAGACTATGTTAGATAAGAAGCGTAGCTATACCGATAAGCAACAAGCTTTCTTAGATGCGATGTATGAATCTAAGACTGGAGATGTTAGACAAGCGATGACAGTAGCAGGTTATACTCAAGAGTCCCCTACTACTTTTGTACTTCAATCTCTCTCTAGTGAATTGATAGAGATAGCACAGCACACGTTAGCTAAGAATGCACCTCGTGCTGCTAACAAGATAGTTGACATTATGCTTAGCGATGTACCTATCCCTCAAGTTAATCAGAAGTTACAAGCTGCTCAGACACTGTTAGACAGAGTGGGTATTGTTAAGGAGCAGAAGATGAACGTAGAGCATAACGTATCTGGTGGTATCTTTATTATGCCCGCTAAGGAAGAACTAACAAGTACTATAGTAGAAGGTGAGGTAGTATGAGCTTACTGAATAGGCACGGTATCGTAGAGATTAAGATGAAAGGTTCTACTATTCCTTTTGGTTATGAGGAGTTGTTAGACAAACCTGGTTACCTAACACCTCTTACAGAGGAGCTTACTGCTCTAGCAGATGCTAAAGGATATGTTAAGGATGGTGTACTCTCTTATAGAGAAGCGAGTGATTGGTTAGAAGCTACAACAGGTAGGAAGGTATCAGCTCAAGGATTACATAAGATGATTAAGAAAGAGAATGTCTAAGAGTAAGAGCCCTATATCCAATGAGAACATTCCTAAGATTACTATTGAGGAGTGTAAGAAGAAGTATCCTGAGTTAGATATAGCTACGTTAGATGTCTACTTAGATACTTATGTTAGACTTAAGAAAGATGGTACACCTAGAAAGAAGAGAGGGTTTAAGAAAGGTGTAGCTAGAAAGTATACTAAGGCTACTCTCGCTACTACTAAAGAGAACATTAAGCAGGGACATAAGAAACGTAGCTCTGCCTCAAAGAAGATTAAGAAAGCAGCAGCTAACAGGTCAGTATCTAAGCTTATTAGTGATGAAGAAGTAGCGTCATCGATAGGACAAGAAGGTGCTTCAGTAGCTTTTAAACCTAACCCTGGTCCCCAGACAGAGTTCTTAGCAGCCCCAGAGAAAGATGTACTATATGGTGGTGCAGCTGGTGGTGGTAAGTCTTATGCTATGTTAGTAGACCCATTACGTTATGCACATAGACCAGAGCACAGAGCTCTTATCCTTAGACGTTCTATGCCAGAGCTACGAGAGTTAATTGATAAGTCTAGAGAACTATACCCTAAAGCATTCAAAGGTGCTAAGTTTAGAGAAGTAGATAAGATATGGAAGTTTCCTTCTGGTGCTTCTGTACAGTTCTCCTTCCTTGAGAAAGATTCAGATGTATATAGATTCCAGGGACAAGCATATAGTTGGATTGGCTTTGACGAGATAACACATCTACCTACTGAGTTTGCTTGGAACTACCTAGCTTCTAGACTTAGAACTACAGACCCAGAGATTCAAACCTATATGAGATGTACTGCTAACCCTGGTGGTAGTGGTGCTCATTGGGTAAAGAAAAGATACATTGAACCATCACCTGCTAATGACTCCTTTGTAGGACAGGACGAAGTAACACGTAAGTTTATTCCTGCTCTGTTAGATGACAACCCTTATCTAGCAGATACAGACTATAGGAAGATGCTAGCTTCTCTACCACCTACACAGCGTAAGCAGTTGTTAGAAGGTAACTGGGATATTAATGAAGGTGCTGCCTTTGTAGAGTTTGATTTATCCAAACACGTTATCCCACCATTTGATATACCACCTAGTTGGACTAGGCTTAAAGGTGTTGACTATGGTTACGCTGCGGAGTCCGCTGTTATTTGGGCAGCCATCGACCCTAATGACGATACTCTTATTATCTATAGAGAGTTATATCAGAAAGGATTAACAGGTGAAGACCTAGCAGCTCGTATGACAGCATATGAAGAAGGTGATGCACACTCTATCTCTGGTGTGTTAGACACCGCTGCGTGGAATAGAACTGGTTATACTGGTCCTACTATTGGTGAGATACTTGTTAGAGCAGGACATAAGTTAAGACCTGCAGATAAGAATAGATTATCAGGTAAGGTACAGATACACGAAAGACTTAAGTTAAACAAGATAGATGGTAGACCTAAGATGCAGTTCTTCAACAGTTGTCCCAACATCATTAGAGAACTACAGACTTTACCTATTGATAAGACTAGACCTGAGGATGTAGATACTAAAGCTGCTGACCACGCCTACGATGCGTTACGTTATCTTATTATGTCTAGACCTAGAACTACTTCATATGATGAGATGTTTGAGTTTAAGAGGAACCTGGACATCCACTCGATGTCTGATAATACTTTTGGTTACTAGTGCAATCCTTCTACAACTATGAGGACTTCGCGGAACACCTAAAGCCTCTCAAAGATAATTGGGAGGTTATTAGAGATGAAGGCTTAGCTCTTAAGAATAAGATACTAGTAGAAGATTCGAGAAGTGATGGCTGGTCTTGGTTATACGCACCACTTAAACCTGAAGATGAAGACGTAGAAGCCCTGCCTCGTTTAGCAAAACAATCTAGAGAGTATAGTAAGGAAGCTCCCAAGACTGTTAGACTCTGTAAGGATGTGAAAGATATAGAAGCTTATGCTTTCTCTATGGTTAAGGCAGGTGGACATATCAAACCACATAGGGATAACAATCAATTCATTACCTGTATGTTAGGCTTACAAGTAGAAGATACGTCTTACATCATAGCTGACGGAGAAAGAAGAGACTTTAAAGAAGGAGAGTTTGTTTTATTTGACTATAGAACACTACACGAAGTATACAACAAATCCCCATCTGATAGGCTTTTACTGTTAGCACTCATCCCTCTCTAAACTATTTTCAAACTATTTTGCATTTAGGGGTTGACAAAACACGTAAACAGGTGTATAATAGTATATACAAGTTATAACTTTCACTACTATAAATGGCCACTGAAGATATAAAATATAATGCGAACGAAGCTGAAAAGCCATTTGTATCTGCTGATGAGATAGTTCAGCCGATAGAAGAAGCTATTGAGAATCAAGTCTTCGTGTCTAACCTTGCTGCCTTAGTGGATGAAAGATTCCAAACAGCAGAGAGAGGAAGACAAGACGATGAGCGTAGATGGCTAGATGCTTATCACAACTACCGTGGTGTCTATAACAAGAAAGTTAAATTCAAAGAAAATGAGAAGTCACAGGTATTCATTAAGGTTACTAAGACTAAAGTACTAGCTGCTTATGGTCAACTTATTGAAGTTGTATTCTCAGGAACTAAGTTTCCAATCCAAATTCAAGAGACTCGAGTACCAGACGGTATTGCAGAGTACGCTCATCTAAACCCACTACAAGAGAAGACTGGCGGTCCTATGGACACAGCCCCTACTCTAGAGGGTAACTTAGAGTACACACCTACTGAAGGTATAACCGATGAAAACAGAGGAAACTTTGACCCCTTCGATGTAGGTTTTGAAGGTGACGGTAATACATTAGCACCAGGTGCAATCCAGTCCGACACAGATAAATTCTTAGGCTCTCTTGAAGAGGAGTACCAGAATGAAAGTGGTGAGACAGTAGTATCAGAAGGTGCAGCAAGCTCTCCTGAAATGCCACAGATTCAGCCAGCTCAAATAGCTGCTCGTAGGATGGAGAAATTAATCCACGACCAGATTGAAGAGTCTAACGGTGCAACAGAATTACGTAACGCCATCTTTGAATCTGTACTGTTAGGTACAGGTATTATCAAAGGACCATTCAACCACAACAAGACATTACATAAGTGGACTACTTCAGAAGAAGGTGATAGACAGTATACACCTGAAGATGTAAGAGTCCCTAGATTAGAGTTTGTTAGTGCTTGGGATTTCTATCCTGACCCTAACTCTACATCGATGGATGAAGCTGAGTGGGCTATTCATAGACACAAGTATAACAAGTCTCAACTAAGAGCGTTAATGAAACGTCCTTACTTTGATAAGCAGAAGATATCTGAATGTATCAAGCAAGGTTATAACTACCAGAAACGTTCTTATGAGAATGAGATTACTCTAGACAATAACGCAAGCTTCGAGGACAATAACAGATTTGAAGTGTTAGAGTACTGGGGTGTTATGGATGCTGAGTATGCTAGAGAAGCTGGACTAAACATTGATGATAGCATCGATGACTTAGAAGAGATTCAAGTAAACGCTTGGGTATGTATGGGTAAGATTATTCGTTTAGTCGGTAACCCTTTCAAACCAAGTAGACTACCATACAATGCAGTACCATATGAGAAGAACCCATACTCTTTCTGGGGTGTAGGTGTTCCAGAGAATATGGAAGACTCACAACAGATTATGAATGGACACGCTAGAATGGCTATTGATAACCTAGCACTTGCTGGTTCGTTAGTCTTCGACATTGATGAGTCTGCGTTAGTTGCGGGTCAGTCGATGGACATCTTCCCAGGTAAGATATTCAAGAGACAAGCAGGTATGCCTGGACAAGCAGTACACGGACTTAAGTTCCCTAACACCGCACCAGAGAATATGCAGATGTTTGATAGATTTAGACAGTTAGCTGATGAGTCTACAGGTATCCCTTCATACTCACACGGTAACACAGGTGTACAAGGTATGACACGTACAGCATCAGGTATGTCTATGTTGATGGGCGCAGCCTCTCTTAACATTAAGACAGTAGTAAAGAACCTAGATGATTTCTTATTAAAGCCATTAGGCGTTGCATTCTATCAATGGAATATGCAATTCTATGAAGGAGATTTAAATGTCGTTGGAGACCTTGAAATCAAAGCTACAGGAACTAGTTCACTTATGCAGAAAGAAGTTAGGTCTCAGAGACTTACTACTTTCCTTCAATCAGTTCAGAATCCAGCTGTCGCTCCTTTTGTTAAAGTATCTAAAATCATTCAAGAGTTGGCTTACAGCCTTGACTTCGACCCTGACGAAATAATCAACTCTCCTGAAGAGGCAGCAATCTATGCACAAATTATCGGACTTCAAAATCAACCAACACCACCTGGAGCAGATGGTCAACAATCCCCTATGGGTGAAGGTGGAGGAGTACCTGGAGGTGGAGCAGGTGAAGGTGTTACAGGCAATGGCAATGGCACAATCGGAACAGGAAATATTCCGATGCCAGGGGAAGGTGAGTTTAGTCAAGCAGCTACTGCTCCTTCGCAATAACGTAACAAGCTAATGGCACTACTAGATAAAGAGGGAGTTATTCCCCAGCATTTAATTGAAGCTGAAGAGCGTGAGAGTGATGAGAAGACTTCTTCTTTAGATAAAGAAGTCTATAAGAAGGCGTGGTTAGACTCTAAAGCAGGTGGCACTAAAACATCTGATGCAGACTTCGATAAGTGGGTAGGTAACGGTAATGATTCAGAAACTTTCAACTATAAAGGACATACATATAGTACAGGTTTTTGGGGTGGTAATATGTCGTCACCTGGTGGGGCAAACTACCACAAGAGAGTAAACGAAAGAAGATACTACTATACTGACCCAAAGGATTCTAAAAAGAGAGCTTCAGAAGGTGCTTGGCATCTATATAAGGAAGATGAGGATGTAGGACAAGATGGTTTTACAGGAACTTATCAGTACCAGTCAGGTAGACAAGGAAGAACAAGAGAGCAGGCTGACAGACAACAACAAGTGTTAGCCGCTTGTAAAGCAGGTGATAAGAATGCTTGTGCAATACTACAGGCTAATATGCCTGGCTTCAGTGAAGAAAAATATAAAGCTAAAGAGCACTTAAATAATATGGCAACATACGAACGTAAAGGATTTGCATCAGGTGGTTTAATGGATGATTCATCTAGACTATGGAAGATGGAATCACAATACCCAGAATTTCAAAAAGGTATCGCGTCACGAGTAAGTAAAGAACGTGTACCTACACAACCAATCGAGGAACAATATATGTACAGTCCAACACAAAGTGGTTATCCACAAGGTTACGCAGAAGGTGGTTCTGTATATGATATGGAAGGTTCTATGTTAGCTCCTGAAGTACCTTTAAACTTTAACGATGAGATGCCAATGGAAATGCCGATGGAAGAAGAACCTACTGAGTTAGGTTTATCTTCTACTGAAACAGAAGTCTTGGCACAAGCTATGTCTGATTACCCTGAGTTAGAGGACATCCTTAATAAGGTTAGTCCTTCTATGGATACTGAATTTACAGGTGATGGAGAGGTTGAAGGACCAGGAACAGGTACTAGTGATTCTATTAATGCTAAGCTTTCTGATGGTGAGTTTGTATTCACAGCTAAATCAGTTAAGCAGTTAGGTGTAGATAAACTACGTAAGATGATGTCTAAAGCAGAAGGTGACTATGATGAGTCTTCTATGAAGCAAGAGTATCACCAGATGGGTGATGAAGGCTTTGCTAAAGGTGGCTTCTTTGATAGACCTACATACTCCCACGGTGGTAGTGTAATAGAGCAACCTGTCGATAGCCAGAAGAACGAAGGTTTTGGTACTCGCTTAAAGAATGCACTCTATGATTTTATAGGTGGTTCTGAAGGCAGACATACTGCAATGTATGACGCACACAACGAAGAGATGGCAGCTAAAGAACGTCAAGAGTATCTTGATAATTATACTGGCCCAGATAAGAATTATGACGATGGTATGTCTACTGAGAATAGAGCGCTCTTAGAAAGAGGTAACGAGGCTATCTATCCTGAAGAAGAGTACTCTGACTTACCAATGTACAATAAATAAACTAACTACAAAACCCCAGTCGAACTGACGAGACTAGACTGACTTTGTAGTGACAACCCCAAGGCTACTCCTTAATAGGACACCTTGGATTTAAAAGTTCCGTAAGGAACGAGCAACCCCGCAGAGCCACCCAATACAATAAAATGTATCGGCACTTAATGGAGGTCAACAATGACAACAGCAGCAAGAACGGAGGAAATCCAACAACCAGAAGCAAACCCTTATAACGCAAGTAAGAGATGGGATAACAGTACTAAAGATGCCAAACGTGGCGTTCAAAGTGCTGATGATTCCTTAGCCTACATTGCCCCTCGTAAGGAAGTATACGTATCAAACCACGAATCAATCAATGAAGAAGTCGTTGACGAAGATACAAATACTACTATAGAGGCTACCAATGAAAGCGATACTTATAAAGAAGAGCCCAATGAGAAATTCAAGAAGGTAGACTTTAAAAAGCGTTACGATGATTTGAAGAAACATTATGATAGAAAACTAGGAGACTGGAAGTCTAAAGAGCAATCCCTTAAAGCGGAGATGCTCTCTAGTCGCCCTACCTATACCGCACCTAAAACCCCAGCAGAGCTGGCTACTTTTAGAGAGGACTATCCTGATGTTTATGATGTAGTAGAAACAGTAGCACATATGAGAGCTGAAGAGCAACTGTCTGATTTACAGACACAAGTTCAACAGTTATCAGCAAAAGAGAGCGCAGCAAACCGTAGAGCAGCAGAGCAAGAGCTCCTAAACCTACACCCTGACTTCACCCAAATTAGAGAATCTGAAGAGTTCCACGATTGGGCGCGAGTTCAACCTGAAGTAATTCAGTCTTGGATTTACGAGAACAATGGAGATGCTACGTTAGCTTCGAGGGCTATTGATTTATACAAACAGGATGCTGGAATTACTACGAAGAAAGCTAAAGCTGTGTCGAAAAAAACCAGTGCACAATCAGACCCAAGGGGCTCAGCTGCAGATGCAGTATCAGTCAAGACGAGAGTCGAAGACCCAACACCTACGGAGAAGATGTGGACAACCTCAGAAATTGCTAACCTTTCTGTTGACCAGTATGAGAAGTTACAATCCGAATTGGATGACGCTTTTCGTACAGGACGCATAGTAAACGGTTAGTACTATTAAGTAATAATAACAAGGAGTAAGATATGGGTTTCGAGACAGGAACTACTAACTTCAATAAAGCCACAGCGGGACAAACAAACTCGTTCTGGTTACCTGAAGTTTTTTCAAAGAAAGTACAAGTTGCTTTCCGTAAGTCAGCAGTAGCTGAAGCAATCTGTAACACAGACTATATGGGTGAAATCGCTCAGTTCGGTGATACAGTTAACATTATCAAAGAGCCAACTATCACTGTGCAGGACTATGCTCGTGGTGCTACTTTATCAACATCTACTGGCCTATCAGACCAGGAATTGGTATTGAACATCGACCAAGCTAAGTACTTCCAGTTCAAGGTTGACGATTTAGAGAAGCGTTTCTCACACGTAAACTGGCAACAGATTGCGTCTGACAACGCAGCATACCAGTTAAAGGATGCGTTCGATGCTAACGTAATCACTGAAGCTATCGCGGGTGCAACAACTAATACGTATGGTACTGATGCAGCACCTATCGATACTGGTTTTGACTCAGGTGAGAAGGACCCTTTAGATGTGTTAGCACGTCTTGCGCGTCTATTAGATGACGCTAACGTTCCTGAAGAGAATCGTTGGGTTGTTGCTAAGCCAGAGTTCTTTGAAGAGCTAGCTAAGACTTCATCTAAGTTGATGTCAGTAGACTACAACCAAGGTGATGGTGGCTTACGTAATGGTCTAGTTGCCTCAGGTCAGTTACGTGGCTTCAAGATGTATAAGTCTAACAACGTACCTACGCCATCGGGTACTGGTGTAACAGCTACTCACAATGTTCTTGCAGGTCATATGTCTGCGGTATCTTGTGCACAAGCTTTGTCAACAGTTGAAACAGTACGTGCTACTGATTCATTCCAAGACATCGTTCGTGGTCTATTAGTTTGGGGTCGTAAAGTATTACGTCCTGAAGCTTTAGCAATCGCTAAGATTAAGATTGACTAAGTAGTACCCTTTAGAGGCTCTCTCGGGAGTCTCTTCCAAATTATATAAGAGGCAAGAATGTCATACCAAAAATATTTAGCGTTAACAAACACAATATTAGGTGAACTAAATGAAGTTCAACTTTCTGCCTCTAACTTTGATGCCGCTAAAGGTATCCAGAAGTTCGTTAAGGACGCAATTAAACGTGCGTATTATGACATAGCTAACGAAAACCCAGAGTTTCCCTGGTTATCCAATGCCTGCGCAGGTACTGATAATGACGAGTATGGTAATACTTTTGTAGACTCAGTAGAAGGAACACGTTGGTACTATTTAAAAAAACATTCGAGTGGTGCTCACGGTACGGCTAAAGACTTTGGTAGGGTAGATTGGGATAACTTCTATCTAACAACTGAGGAAATTGGTACTTGTTCTTTAGCAGGTGTCTGTTCAGACAGTACTTATACTACAGCTGAGACGTGTGTAGCTGCTGATAAGGTATGGACAGATTATGACCTTGCGACTACTTGCAATGCACCAAACTCGTGGACAGTAACTTATACACCACCATACACGCGACAGCAGTTAAAGTTTATTACTATTGAAACTTGGCGCAAACATTACAGAGATTCTGATGATTCTGCTAAGGATTCAGGTGAGTATAACTTACCTACTAAAGTTATTATGTCCCCGTGTGGTAGAAAGTTTGGTCTTTCACCTATACCAGATAAAGCATATAGAGTTTACTTCTATGCCTGGGAACAGATTAATGAATTGGATAAGGCTGACGATGAAGTACTTTATCCTGAGCAGTGGACTTCAGTATTGTCAGCACGTGCCCGTTACTATGTATGGCAGTTTAAAGAGAACATACAACTCTCTGCGTTAGCATTAGAGGAGTATAAGAAAGGTCTTCGTCTTATGAAGGCATACACAGGTAAACCACAACCGTCAATAATGACTGATGATAGAATAAGGTTTGTATAGACTATGGCAGCAGAACAAGGTATAGCAATATCAATTGGTGGTGGTCTTGATAAGACTTCTTCATCATATGACCTGTTTAAAACACCAGGTGTTGCTACACGACTAAAGAACTTTGAAGCGTCACTACACGGTGGCTATCGTAGAATCAATGGTTACCGTAAGTTCTTATCTAGTCCTATATTAAGTGTTACTGTATCTGACGGTGGTACGGGGTATGATGTTGGTACTACGGTTTCCTTCACAGATGAGGATGGTAACGGTGAAGGAGCTGCAGGTACAGTAACAGTTGTTAGTGGTGTTATTACAGCTGTGACTATAACTTCTGGGGGTGATAGATACCAAACCCCACCTACTGTAGCTTTCCATTCAACAGGACACCCAGTAGATAAGGCTGTTACTATAGCAGTACTTAATACACCTACGACACCCTCAGGCGGTATCACACCTATCAAGGGTGTATATGCATATGCAGAAGGTGGATGGGCTTGTCAGAACGGTGGTATCTACTGGTCTGAGGATGGCTATGATTGGGTACAAGTTAATAAAGATAAGGGTGCTTGCTCAGTAGCTGCACACACAACACAGCAGTCTTGCGAAGAAAATAATGGTCTATGGACAGCTTCTTGGGCTACAGCTTCTGACTTAACAACAGCATCGGTTGTTGCTTTAAATTCTGATGGTAGATATCAGTTCTCTGAATACATACCAGCAAGCGTACCCAACGCTCGTATTACGGCAGTTAACGGTAAAGATACCCCAGTATACCTAGAGACTAAAGTAGAGAGTGGTGTGCGTAAGTTTAAGTTCCACAGGGGTATGTATGATGCCTTCGGTTTAAGTAAGACACCTGCTGTTTATGCGGATATCCCTAAGCCACAGTATACTACGACACATCAAGACCACACTGTAATTGCTGGTTGGTCAGATATGCCAGAGACTTTATATTACAGTACACGTTATAATGACTCAAGCTTTACAGGTGCTTCAGCAGGACAGGTTAATACAGGTGATGAACTAACTGGTGTTAAGACATTTAGACAGGAGCTTGTAGTCTTTGGACGTAACAGCTTAGCTAAGTTATTAAACATTAGTGATAGTACACTCATTCGTTTAGTTGATATCACAAAGAACATTGGTTGTGTAGATGGCTTTAGTATCCAGGAGATTGGTGGTGACCTAGTATTCTTAGCACCAGACGGTATTCGTACAGTTGCTGCAACAGCCCGTATTGACGATATCGAGTTATCATCTATCTCACATAAGATTCTTCCTATTATTAATGATATTGTAAATAATATCCATAAGTATGATTTATCTTCGGTAGTTATTAGAACACAGAATCAATACAGATTATTCTACTGTAATGCTACTACAGGCAAGCTAGCACAGAAAGGTATTATTGGTACATTCAAGATTAGCCCACAAGGTATGCCAGTATGGGAGTGGGCGGAGACACAAGGTATTTCAGCAGCCAATCTCTCATCAGGATTTGATGCACGTAATATTGAAAGAGCATATCACGGTGACTACCAAGGTTATATCCATATGCATAACGTAGGCAACACCTTTGATGGTAGTCTAATTGATGCGGTATATAAGACACCTGATATTGATTATGGTGATATTGGCATAAGAAAGACATTACATTTTACTAAGCTCTCTATTAAACCAGAAGGCGAAACAAACATTAACTTAGATGTTAGATACGACTTTGAAGACCCAGAGATTCCACAGCCCGCAGTATTCCCCTTAGGCTCTATCTTAGCACCTTCGTTATTTGGGTACGCTATTTTCGGTACATCTAAGTTCGGTACTCCAGAAGTACCAATGAAGAGAATTACATTATGGGGAAGTGGTTTCTCTAATAGCTTTAAGTTTTCAAGTAAAGATGCACACCCTCCGTATTCAATACAGGGTATGTACGTAGATTTAATTCCATCAGGCAGGAGATAAGGAATGGCAAATTCATATACAAGGCAATCATCGTTCTCTGATGGTGATACTATTAACTCAGGTTTATTCAATGATGAATATGACCAGTTAGTATTAGCCTTCAGTAGAACAGTAGGACACACACACGATGGCTCTACAGGAGAAGGCGGTACAATAACAAAGGTAGGACCAGCACAAGATATAGTTATCTCAGGTACATCAGTATTACCTAAGACATCTAACGCTATTGACTTAGGTTCTTCTACCTATAAGTTTAAAGACGCTTACTTTGCAGGTAACATAACAGCAGATGGTTCTATTACTTATAATGGTAATGTAACTATTGGTAATGCTTCAACAGATACGCTAACAATCAATGCCACTATTCAAGGTGGTTCTTTAATCTTTGAAGGTGCTACAGTAGATGCCTTTGAAACTACATTAGCTATCCCCGATGCTACTGCAGATATTACAATAACATTACCAGACTCTACACAGACATTGGTAGGTAGAAGTACTACAGACACATTAACTAACAAGACATTAACTAGTCCAAAAATTAGTTCTATTAGTAATACGGGTACTATCACATTACCTACAAGTAGTGATACATTAGTTGGTAGAGCTACAACAGACACATTAACTAATAAGACATTAACCAGTCCAAAAATTGGTACTAAAATTAGTGATGCTAGTGGTAATGAATTATTAAATCTAACCGCCACAACTTCTGCAGTTAATGAGTTAACATTAGCCAACGCAGCTACAGCTAATGGACCAACATTAAGTGCTACTGGTGGTGATACCAATATTGATATTAACATCACTCCTAAAGGTACAGGCTCAGTTAAAATGAGCAAGATAGATATTGATGGTGGTAATATCGATGGCACTGCTATTGCAACCTCAAATATAACTGTAGGTTCAGGTAAAACACTTGATGTCTCAGCAGGTACTCTCACTACTTCTTCAACACAGAAGAAAGCTATTGTTGAGGGCGCTGCATCAAATGTAGACATTGGTGCATACTCATTAACAGCTAAGACTTTAGTATCGGATGTCGCTGTAGGTACAGCTCCTCTTACAGTTACTTCAACTACTAAAGTTACTAACTTAAATGCTGATAAACTAGATGGTGCTGATTTAGATACTACAACTACATTAGGAACTAGTGATAGTAAGATTCCTTCACAGAAGGCTGTTAAGGCATACGTAGATGCTCAGGTAGATACTGCAGATACATTAGCAGAGATGACTGATACTACTATTACTACACCAGCCGATAGTGACTTCTTAGTGCACAACGGAACTAATTGGGTAAACGAATCAGGTGCTACAGCAAGAACATCATTAGGTGTGGATAGTTCAGGTACAGATAATTCTACTAATGTTACACTCACTACAGTTACAGATAACTACTTATCTATATCGGGACAGGCTGTTACAGCTGGTACAGTTGAAGAGTCATTAGGTGGCACAGGAATTACTTCATATGCCTCTGGTGATATCTTATATGCGAGTGCCGCAAATACCCTTTCTAAGTTAGCTAAAGGTTCAAATGGCCAAGTACTTAAATTAGCTTCTGGTATTCCTAGCTGGGCTGCTGATACTAATACTAATACAACATACACAGCGGGTGATGGTTTAGATTTATCTACTACTACGTTTAGTTTAGACTTAAAAACTAGTGGTGGTTTAAAGATAACATCTACAGAACTAGAAGTAGACTTTGGAACTACATCTTCTAAAGCTTGTGTTGGTAATGATTCAAGACTCTCTAATAGTAGAAAATGTAATAACTCATTTGACAATGCGTCAACTTCAAGAACAAACTTAGGCTTGGGTACAGCAGCAACCAAAGCTTCTTCAGACTTCGATGCTGCAGGTGATGCGGTGGCAATGGCAATTGCACTAGGCTAACATAGGAAAACATTATGGCAAATACATTTAAATTAAAAACAAGAGCAGGTATTGATACTACGTTAGTGCCTATATACACAGTACCAGCAGCTAAGACTTCAGTAGTTATTGGTCTCACGTTATCTAATGTTACAGGTAGCTCTATTACAGCCTCTGTAAAGTTAGTTACTAATACAGTAGACGTAGAGACTAATGCAGACGTATGGGTTGTTAAAGACATTCCTATTCCAACAGGGTCTTCGGTAGAAGTGATGGCAGGTAATAAGATTGTACTACAAACTACAGATGTATTACAAGTAGTTGGTTCAGTCACTAACGCGGTAGATGCTGTATTATCAGTGATGGAAAGTGACGTTTAATATATACATAGGAGAATAATATGCCATACGTAGGACGCACACCCTCAGCAGTACCAGTAACAGCAGACGACATTCCTGATAATAGTATTGATGCTTCTAAGATTGTAGATGGCGCTATTGCCGTAGCTGATATTGGTGCTAATGCTGTAGGCTCTAGCGAGTTAATTGATAACGCAGTAACAGACGCTAAGATTGCTGACGCTACTATTGTCAACCTAAAGTCAGGTAGAAAGAACCTGATTATTAATGGTGGGTTTGATGTATGGCAGAGAAGCACAGATGCTACTAGAGCTTCAACAGGCGCTACTAATTACCAATCTGCTGATAGGTGGTCAGGATATTACGTTAATAGAGAGCAAAAAGTAGTTGAGGATGGTTTTAATTGGTTCAAACAGACACGAAAATCATCAACGGGTGTCATTGCGCTTTATCATAGAATTGAAGGACACGCATTAACAGGTAAAACAGTTACTCTTTCTATGAAATGTAAGAGTGACGTTACTGTTAAACTAGACATATACCAAAGAGTCGCAGGGGTGACTAAGCCTCTCGATGTCAGTAATCAAACATTTTGTGTTAATGGTGACGGTAGCGTTGTAACATACACAGTCTCTCTAGCTGATTACTCATCGAGTGTCACCACAAGCACAGATAATCATATTAGAATAAAACTATGGACTGATTCGGTTTCTGTAGATAAGTACCAGCAGTTTACCAACGTACAACTAGAAGTAGGCTCAGTAGCCACAGACTTCGAGCATAGAAGTTATGGTGAGGAACTGGCTTTGTGTCAGAGGTATTATGAAAGAATTGAACACGATGGGAGTTACGATATTTGGGAGGGTAGAAGTAGAGCAGGTAGTACCTATGTGTATCTGCCTACAATAATGTGGAATGTGCGAAAAAGACTTTCACCAACAATGTACGCATCGCACGCTTTAGATACAAGTGAGTCAGGTTTTTCTTTTTGGCAATGCTCGTCGTTTACCATTAATACATCTACTAAAAACGGGTTAACTGTGAAATTGGCGGGGGCTGCTAGTGATGTAAACTGCTACGTCCTTCTAAGCAGTGGAAGTTGGATTGCTGCAGATGCAGAACTATAATGGAGATTATTATGTATAAATTAAACGAACACAACTCAATACAAAGACTCTCTGATAACGCTTCTATTCCACAAGCAGAAGGCAACAGAGATTACCAACAATTCCTACAAGACGTTAAGAAAGAAGGTATCTCAATCGTAGAAGGCTCAGACGTAGTAGAACCTGATTATGTAGCACTAAGAACAGGTGTAGATGGTTATGCCTCTACTGGTGAACAGTTTGGTATGCAAACAGATGGTACTTGGGATGAACACATAGCAGAAGTTAAGGCTAAGTTTCCAAAGACTATTGCAGGTGGTACAACGGTAGATAAAGTACCTGCTTGGGTTCAGGAAGCTGCGGACGCAGTTGAATTAATAGAGGAGTACGTATGAGTTTAACTAAAGTAACGGCTGAGGGATTAGGCGCATTAAATAGCGTAAACCTAGAAGCCTACAACAACACCTCAACTATCACAGGTAACGCAGTTGACATCTTTATCTATGACACATCTAAAGATTCAGATGGTGGTGCTTGGAGAAAACGTACTCAGGATACTTCTTGGTATAACGAAACAGCTAGTACAACTAGAGGCTCACGTAAAGACTTTCCTGCTGTAGCTGTTATTGTAGCTGAGAGTAATAAGGTAACTATCTATGATGGTGATACGCCTGACTTAGATATGTGGATGGTGTTTAATTCAGGTGTTGATGGAAGCAATGAGACGTTGCTGAGGTATGCGTCAATAAAAGCGAATTCTATGATGAACGGCATTTTGTGTGTTGCTACACAAGACACAACACCTTATATTAGCTTTATTGATGAGTACCACAATCTGTTTCATACCAGTAACTCCTACTATTTTCCTACTAGAGTAGGTATTGTAGACAGGAATGTTATAATAGCTGAACCAACAATGAGAAGTGGTGGAATAGGACTAGTCAGCACAAACTGTAACGATGTAGCAATGACAGTCCTACCTAATGCCCCGATAGACTCAGCCACAGGCTTACCTACACCTACTATTGCTGTAGCTACAAATGGTGGTGTGAGTGTTATTAAGGATGATGGTACGGTTGTTGATATTACAGCAGGTTCAGGAAGTAACTACAGTGGAGTTATTGCTATTGATATTGATGATAGTTATAACCTAATATTTGAGCAGGATTCGCAGGGTAGGGCTTTAATGTATATACCTATTCCATCAGCAGATAGAACTACACAAACTAGTGATGCCGCTCATACAGATAAAAGGATGCACCCAACTAGTAGTGGAGGCACAGGTAGTAACCATTTGCCCAAGTTTAGTGGTAGTAATGCTTCTATATATAAAGCAGGAAAAGGTGATGACCAATACATCTATGGTGGAGTTGGTCTTACAGCATATAAATATGGAAATACCAAACACAAATCCTCAGTAGCCTACATAACCTCTAAATACAACACAGGTTATATGACAGGTGATATTAGAGGTGCTTGGAATGTAGATACAGATGTTACTACGTTGGGTGCTGAGTTGGCAGGTAATGCAACATTCCGTACAGACGCTAGAAATACATCCCACACGTATGACAATGGTGATACAACATTTTCACTGACAGGGGATAGTGATTCTACAAATGCTGAAGGGTATGTGTGGATATACCTAAAAGGTACTGCTGGTAAATACTATACGGTAACAATTCAATCAGATACTGCGACTACAACTGAAAGTAATACTCGTTTAGTTCCTGATAATTCAGGTTCTCTAGCTTTCTCAGACCAAGGCACAACTTTATCAAGAAGCTTGACTTATAGGGCTGATAGCCCTAATGATGGACTTATCGTTTATGGTGATAAATCAGCATCTACTACGGTTACATACACAGTATCAATCAAAGAAGCAATCCCTGACCGTTCAGTTAAAGGTAATGGTCTAGCAGTACACGGTACACCTACTGTATCTGCTGTGGCTACGGATGCTGAGTTGAAATGTATTCAAGTAAACAGCGGCAACTGCTTACTTGCTCCTTATAATTCTAATTACAATGTAGGTTCGACCTGGCATTTTGGCATATGGATAATGAGGATTCAAGCTAGCACTTGGGATTTTGTGTTAGGCTATGACCATACAACAAACGCTCACGGTAATGGTATCAGGTGGGATTCTCCAAGCGGTGCTAGTCGTCTACGTGTGCAAGGTATATCAGGTGGTGGCAATACGTTTAATAATCACCCTAATGATGAGCTTACTAATGTGTGGCAGAAGATAGATATAACGTCTGACGGCACTACTGTCAAAGTTTACAGGAATGGCGCATTCCACGAATCTGATACATATGCACCTAGTTTATCTTTACCTACGGATTGGAATTATGTAATAGGTGCTGAAGGTAATTCTACTGCAGGTGGTTTTAGAGATGGTAGAGAAAAGAAGGTAGCTTTAACTAGAATCTCAGCAACAGCACCAACAGCAGAACAAATCAAAGAAATCTATGAAGCTGAGAAGCCTCTATTCCAAGAGAATGCTAAGTGTACG